CGACAAGCAATTAGCAGAGTCACAGATAGCTTTAGATGATCTTGTTGGAGACAAGAGAAAGCAAACTCTAAAAGAGATCATGGCGGTTTACGAGGAGATCGTTAACCTCACTGGAGCTATTGCTGCTAACGAGCAAGCACAGACAGATCTTGAGGTTGCCAGAATCGACAAGGTGGTAGCTGCTGAAGAAGCAAGACTTGCTAAGGCATTACAGAACGAAGCACTAACACAAGAGCAAAGAGCTACGTTAGAAGAAGAAGCCAACTATAGAATAGCACTTTCAAGAAACGAACAGACTCGTATTATTGCCGAAAATCAGATTAAACAAGCCAAGATAGGTTTTGCCCTATCTGTTGCTGATATCGTTGTACAAGGAGCTTTAGCATCGATTAGAGCATTTGCAGAATTAGGTCCTATCGGTGGAGCTATTGCAGCTGGTCTAATTGCAGTTACAACTGGTGTTTCTATCTCAGCAGCCAACAATGCTAAGAATGCTTCGATAGCTCAGGCTGAAGCAGCGTTGGCAGGTATCGTAAACCCACAACAACCAGGAGGCGGAAGCAACTTAGACACTGGAGGAAGAACACAGTTCGCATCGGGTGGTTACGTATCTGGACCTGGTACATCAACTTCAGATTCCATCTCGGCCAGACTATCTAATGGTGAGTACGTTGTTAACGCAGCAGCTACACAAGCTTTCCTTCCAATGTTGGAACAGATAAATAATACAGGACTAAGTATGCAAAACGGAGGCTTAGCAAGCGGACCAAGCATTATCGATGTCCTAACTAAAATTGAAAAGAGATTGGCTACACCACCAAAAGCTTACGTTGTTTCAACGGAAATACAAACAGCTCTTGACACACAAGAGTACTTAGAAAGAAGATCACAATTAACTTAAGACTATGTTCAATAAATCCTATAGAGTCATCGAACTCCTAATCGACGAGGAAAGAAATGCTATCCTCGAATCAGTTTCTTTAGTGGATCGCCCAGCGATCGATAGAGACTTCATGTACTTCTCTAAAGAGAAACCAAAATACTATTTCTCTGAAGAGGAGCAAAGAATAGTTGTAGGACCTGCTATGATCCCAGACATGAAGATTGCTCGTAAAGATGACGATGGAGAAATCTACTACGTTTACTTTAGCAAAGACACCATCCAGAAAGCAGCAGAACTATTCTTAAAATACGATAGAGCTTCTGCACAGAACACAGACCACAGAGACAACTTCAACAACGAGGTTTACTTAATGGAGTCTTGGATTATCGAGGACGAGTACGACAAGGCATTCACCAAATATGGTTTCAGCAAGCTTCCAATCGGAACTTGGATGTGCAAGATGAGAGTAATGGACGACAAGGTCTGGGCCGAGGTTAAGGATGGTAAGTACAAAGGTTTTTCTGTTCAAGGTGACTTCATCTTCGGTAAAGAAAAATACGAGAAAGCATTTGCAGCTTACAAACGTAAGTACAAAGGTGTTCGTAACAAATGGAAGAAACTTTACGAAGGCCTAACACAAGAGGAAAAGCTACAGCTTGACCAGATCTTATTCTTGGTGGAAATGAACGAGACTGACGTGTTTGAAACTCCAGAGATGGCAATACAAAGATCTAAAGAACTTGGTCTAAGAGGTGAGATACATTCACACTTCGACGAGGAACTAAAGATCCTAATCTACATGCCAGGTGCTTCTCACGAAGACTACGAAAAGGCTATCGAGGTTAACGAGGTTAAGGATGAATACGAATGGGACATAAACGCTCTGCCTTCTTACGTCGAGGAGAAAAGAAAAAAACAAGATTTTGCTAAGGTGTCTTTCGATTGGGACGACACACTATCTACTGAAAGAGGTAAAAAGCTATTAGAGGAAAAACTAAATGCAGGAGACACGATCTACATCATCTCTGCAAGACAAGAGGTTTCTGATACTATGAAAGCAGTAGCTCAGGCAGCTGGTATTCCTTTAGACAGAGTGTTTGCAACAGGATCTAACAAGGCTAAGATCGAAAAGATCAAAGAACTTGCAATAGACAAGCACATAGACAACAATGCAGATGTCGTAAAAGAATTAGGTGCTATTGGTCAACAGTTTGTTACAGTGTCTCCAGGCGAATCTAAAGACGAGTACATTGGTCGTTGCATGAGTTCACTACAGGGTGAATATCCAAGCGAGGACCAAAGATACGCTGTGTGCATAACAGAGTGGGAAGGATCAGCACAAGAAATTAATATGGCCAGCTACCCTTGGGATCAGTGTATTTCAGATCGTTTGGGAGAAGGTAAGTCACAGGAGTCTGCAGAAAGAATCTGCGGATGGATTAAAGCTAATCAATAGTATGGGTTGCGGTTGCGGAGAGAGCTTAAGAGATCACACTTACATCTCTAAACAGATTAAGGTTAACGGAAATTGGTACACCGTGTTTACAGAGAATGCTATCGACGGAACGCTCGGTGTACTAAACGACGGAAAGGTTATGTGGGTTAAGCCCTCAAGGATCGAGGCTGTACGAGGTTAAAAAAGGAAAAAACTAACGTTTCCATATCTGAAGATGTTTGCATAAACAAAAACAAAACAAAACAAAATCTATGAACATTCTACAACGTATCAAGGAAGTTCTTCAGTCTCATAAATTCGAGGCTTTAGAATTGAAAGATGGAGGATTGATCAAGACCGACACAGAATCTCTTGAGATCGGTTCCATGGTTTTAGTAGACACTCCTGATGGAGAAATGCCTGCACCTGCTGGTGAGCATATTCTCATGGATGGTCGTTCTATCATGGTCGACGAAGAAGGACGTGTACTCGAGATTAAAGAATCCAATGCACCTACCGCAACTGAAGAAGAAATGGATGACGCTGCTGCTGCACAAGTTGGTGACGTTAGAACGGAAATTGTAGACGAGGCTAAAAAAGCTATCGACGCTGCAACTCCAGCTGATGTAACACCAGAAGATGCTCAAGCTATCGCAGAGGAAATCGTTTCTATCGTTGAGGATAAGGTTGCTGAAGCAACGGCAGAGATGAGAAAGCAAATGGAAGAAATGACTAAGCTTCTTATCGAGATGTCTAAAACACAAGAGAGTTTCTCTCAGAATTTCGAAGAATTTAAAAAGGCTCCATCAGGAAAATCTATCTCACAAATGGGATTTGCTTCTGAAGGTCCTACAGACATCATGTCTGCACGTATCGAAGCTATTAAAGCAATACGCGAAAACAATTAATTTAAAAAACAAAACAACACTACAATGAAAAAACATTTTGATTTCAACTACGTAGTTAACGGTCTGGCTGACTATACTAACCAAACAAGTCTTGAACTTATCTCTAAGGCTATCTTGTCTGACCCAACTGCTAACTATGTGCAAGTAATGCCTGGCGTTAAATCTGCTGAGGACATTCACACTATCGAATCAAGCTTAGCTGTTCAAACTGGTTCTGCTGGTTTCGGAGCTTCTGGTTCTACTACTCTTGGAAAAGTTACTCTTTCTGTAGACAAATGTAAGATCAACGAGATCTTGGATTCATACGCTCTTGAAAGCAAGTACACTCAGTTGGCTTTGAACCCTGGTTCAATCTTAACTGAAGTTCCATTCGAACAATACATCGCAGAAGAGAAAGCTAAAGCGGTTGCTAAAGTTGTTGCTAAGCAATACTGGCAAGGTAACACTGCCACTGGTTCTGGTAACTTGGCTTTGGTTGACGGTCTATTGAAAGACCTTGCTGCTGACTCTGACAGAGTGGTTGCAGCTACAGGTGCTACAGCTTGGAACTCTACTAACATCATCGCTTCAGTTCAGACTATGATCGCAGCTCAAAACGTTGACGTTCTTGATTCTGACCAAAGAGTAATGTTCGTATCTCCTGCATTCTACCAAGTACTTGTTGACGCATTGTTCGCTGGTAACTACTTCTACGTAGCTCCTGACACTTTAGTTGGTGGTGAGTTCTTCTTCCCATCTTCTAACGTAAAAATCGTAAGAACATACGGTCTACAAGGATCTGGTTCTAACTCGGTTGCGGTTAGCTCTAACGATGCAGTAGTACTTTGTGACGCTCGTTACATCTACTGGGGTACGGATCTTGTATCTGACTACTCAGCGTTTGAGATCTTCTACTCAAGAGACAACGACGAAGTAAGATTCATTTCTCGCTACAAAATTGGTGCTGCTCACATCTTCGGAGCATACGTTGTTGCCAACTTCTAAATTGATCTTAGCCCCGAGGTTAACTCGGGGCTTATTTAAAAAATTAAAAAACTAAAAAACAATGAGCTGTTCAAATTTAACAACCGGACGTAACTCAGCTTCAGCTTGTAAGATCATTGGTGGTGTAGACATCGTTTACCTATCAAACTCTGACCTTATTACTGCTGTAGGTGTTACCGGTGCTGGAACTTCATCTGAGGCTATTAATAGCATCACTGGTTCTACTGCATCACCATTCTATAAATTCCAACAGATTCAAGAGACATCAAGCTTCACAGCTACTCCTAACGCAAACATCCAAAACGGATCTTTGTTCTACGAGACTTTGTTGACTCTTGT